AGGCTTTCAATGAAAGCATTGGCGCCGAGCAAGAGAAGTACGGCACTAATCCTGTTGATTGGAAAGCTGGCGGTAGGGCTAGTAAGGCTTGGCCTAACAAAGAGAACGGTGACTGGTGGGCTGAGAAAGGTCCAGAGATGGTTGCCAACTTCATTGAGTTCTGGGAGCAGTCAGGCTGGCAGGTCTGGGAAACCCCTGAAGGTATCAAGGCCATCGAACTACAGCTTAACATTGATTACGGTGACGTACGCATCAAGGCTTTCGTTGACCTGGTTGCCGTTACTCCTGATGGTGAACTTGTAGTCATTGACTTTAAGACTGGTGCTAACATGCCAACCAATGCAATGCAGTTGGCGTTGTACGCCTGCAGTATTGAGAAGCAGTTTGGCATACGCCCAAGTCAGGGTTATTATTACGATGCACGTAACGTCATGTTGTTACCAGCCGCAGGCTTTAACAACTGGACATACCCACTGTTTACTGAACTGTTTAGGCAGTTTGAGTTTGCAGTGCAGAACCAGATCTTCTTACCAAACTTGAGCATGATGTGTAGCTATTGCTCAGTGAAAGACTTCTGCTACGCATACGGCGGGGACTTCAAGGATGCCGTAGATCCATTAGCAATAATCGCACAACAAAAGGAAACCAATGTTTAACAACAGCAAAAAGAAAATCCAGATCCTGCAGGATGAACTGTACATAGCAAAGCTGGAGAACGCATCACTTCGCTCGCGCCTTGCAAAGGCTCAGGCTAATGAAGTGGTTAAAAAAACCAAGAAAGAACCACTACATAATCAAGAATTTCATTCAAACAAGAAAACCACAACAAAGAAAGAAGCTAAGTAATGAGCGCACCAGATAGCACAAAGTTCCAGGCCAACTTCAAGACAGCATCGGGTGCACTGTACAACGTGTACGCCAGCAGTACCGAAGAGTTCATTAGCGCACTCAATGACATAGGTGACCTAGTAGCAGTAATCACTTCCGTTGAGCAGGCCCTGGCCACAGGCCAAACCATTGCCCAGCACATTCCACTAGCACCTGCATCACATCAAGCTGCTCCAGTGCAGGCACCAGCACCAGTACAGGTACAGCAACCAGTTCAGGATGCTTCATCTGCCGCACCATCTACACCAATGTGCCGTCACGGTGCAATGGAGTGGAAGACTGGTAACAAGAACGGTAAAGAATGGCGAGCCTGGATGTGTTCAGCAGCTAAGGGTGCACCAGACAAGTGCGATCCACAGTGGGTTCGATAGTCCATGACCGTACGCAAGGGAACTAAGGTACACCCTGCGTCGTTTGAAATAGTGCTCAAGTTGAAAGATCGCTGGGGTTTTACTTATGAAGATCTCAGCGATCTACTTGACGTTACCCCATCACGGGTACAGCAAATAGTATTACATCAACGTAGGAGAGGATTGGACGATGTTGACTCTCGCTCAAGCAGCGAACAAGCAAAAGAGTGGAGCGCAACTACTGCCTGATCTGTTTCCTGCGTTGGCTAATGATGGTGTCAGGTTCCGTAGGGGACAGGTTACCATGATTGCTGGTCAACCTAACAGTGGTAAGTCATTGCTTGCTTTGTTTTATGCGGTTAAGTCAGATGTGCCAACACTGTATGTCAGTGCTGATACAGATGCTTACACCACAGCGATCCGAGCTGCCGCAGTTATCACAGGTAATCAGGTATCCAGTGTTGAGGAATCATTTAACAGTGGTAATGGGTATGAGTTTTACCAAGACGAATTGGAATCATTAAAGAACTTACAGTTCAGCTTTGATCCATCACCTACCTTGGATGATATTGACTTGTCTATCCAGGCGTACGGTGAAGCGTTCGGGGAATACCCGCACCTGATTATCATTGACAACTTAATGAACGTAGCCGCACTACACGACAATGAGTGGACTGGTATGCGTGACATAGCCAAGGCTATGCACCACGTTGCCAGGCAAACAGAAGCAGCAGTATTTTTGTTGCACCATACGTCAGAGGGTGAGGGTAGACCAGAGCTACCACCATCACGCAAGTCTATTCAAGGTAAGATCAGCCAGTTACCTGAGATGATCCTTACTGTAGCAATGGACCATGACACTAATGAATACCGCATAGCGTGTGTCAAGAATCGCTTTGCTAAGAACAGCGCAAGTGGTGCCAACTTCACGGTGTTGTATGCCGATGCTTCGCGCATGACGTTATACAATGATCGTCAAGGTGGTAGCAATGCAGAATATTGGAGGGGATTATCTTGAGTTACAAACTATACGTAACCAAAGACTGCCCAAGTTGCAAGAAGCATGGGACTTTAACTATTTGGGAACATGATTACACTAGGTATCTTAATGGTGCTAATGCTCAGGATGCTTTTCCTGATTTACTTGCACCAATACGTGAGCAGATAATTAGTGGCACTCATCCTGAGTGCTGGAATGAAATCTTTAAGGATAACAATGAGTGATTCGGCAGACCAAACTTATGAGCAACTACACTCAAGCATTGCATCATTGCGCGCAGAGAAAGGTAAGTTGGAAAACAAAGTAATAGACCTTGAAGCTCAGTTAAGAGACTATATTTCTGAGTTAGATAACAGTCAGTTAAGGTATCAACAATTAGTTAAAGAGAGTTTAAGAGTTGTAACTGAAAGCAACCGAACTATGAGTAAGTTGGTAGACAAGATGGACGGCGGTAGTTCATGGTAAGCAAGCAGGCTGCGGCTAAAGCGCGTGGCTCACAGTTTGAGACAGGTGTGTTGAAGTGGTTACGCAGTAAAGGTGTGATGGCTGAACGGCTACGCTTGGCAGGTAAGGATGACGAGGGTGACATTATTTGTTTCGTATCTGGTCAACCTTATGTGTTGGAACTCAAGGCAACAGCGAAGCTTGACTTGCCTGGGTTCTGGCGTGAGGCCACAGTAGAGGCAGAGAACTATGCCAAGGCTCGCAACATTACTCCGACACCACCAGCATACGTTATTGTCAAGCGACGTAACGCTAGTTTAGATCAAGCATGGGTAGTACAGACCCTTGAACAATGGATAGGACAGCAACAATGAGGATGCTTGATTTATTTTGCAAGGCAGGTGGCGCAAGTGTGGGCTATCACCGTGCAGGATTTGAAGTTGTTGGTGTGGACATTAAGAAGCAGAAGCGTTATCCGTTTGAGTTCATACAGGCAGATGCCCTGGAGGTCATGCAGGACCTAGACTTCTTGCGTTCATTTGATGTGCTTGTTGGCTCACCACCATGTCAAACGCACAGCATCACTCAACACTTACGTAACGCGCAAGGTAAAAGCACAGATAAGATTGACTTAATTCCTGAGACCAGAGCTGCATTTATTGAGTCAGGTTTACCTTACGTAATTGAGAACGTACCAGGCGCACCACTTAAGGATGCTCTTGTATTGTGTGGTTCATCATTTGGTTTGAAGGTACGTAGACATAGGTTGTTTGAATCAACAATTCCTCTTACTGGATTACCCTGTGACCACAAAGGACAGGGTAGGCCAGTGGGTATCTATGGTTCAATGCGTGACAACATTCCTCAAGGTGGGCGCACAGCGCACAGCATTGAAGAAGCACGGGAAGCCATGGGTATTGACTGGATGCTATGGGGTGACTTGGTTGAAGCCATACCACCTGCATACACTGAGCACATTGGCCGTCAGTTATTAGAGGCATTGTGATTATGACCGATAAGCCTGACCTTGCTACAGTATTGGAACACTACGGTGCAACAATACCTAACAAGTATGGCTACATCTCAATGCGGTGTGTACTGCATGAGGACACGCACTCAAGTGCAACAGTAAACATAGACAAGCAACGATACCATTGTTTTGTCTGCCAGTTCGATGGCGATGTGTATGATGTGGTATCTAACAAGGAAGAGATAGGTTTTAAGGATGCTGTCACAAGAGCAGAAGCTATTGCTAACGGAAACCGCAGAGAAGTACGCAGAAACATTGGATCAAGCAACGGCCTCTTACCTGCTAGGGCGAGGAATAACCAAGGAAGCCGCAGATACGTTCCGCCTAGGTACAGTAAATGACCCCGCGCCTGGCCATGAACATGCTGTTGGGTGCCTTAGTATCCCTTATCGTACTCCCACTGGGATTGTTGGTATCAAGTTTCGTAAAGTTGACGGAGGCTCTCCTAAGTATCTGTGGCCGACTGGTCAAAAGGTTGGCATGTATAACGTCATTGACCTGCATGAAAGCTCAGATGTTATTGCTATCTGTGAGGGTGAACTTGATACCTTGGTTATGTCTGCTCTTGTGGGTGTGCCTGCTGTGGGTATTGCTGGCGTGAGCCAATGGAAGCCACACTTTCCTAAGATGTTTGAGGGGTTTGATCGTATCGTTATCTTTGCAGACAATGACCTCAAGGAGGATGGCCGTAACCCTGGCATGGAGTTGGCCAAGCGCATCAAAGAGGACTTAGATAAGGCAGTAGTCATCTCACTACCTGAGAACCATGATGTGAACCAGGTATTCCTAGATGGTGGCGAGGAATGGCTACGTGAAAGGGCATTGGCATGACGATCATAGTGGGCATAGCCCACGATGGTAAGGTCTACATGGCTGGTGACCGTGGTATGTCAGACAAAGAGTTCATAGGTAGCATTGTTACACCTAAGATACACAAGGTTGGACCTATAATTATGGGTTACTCTGCGTCTCAGGGTACAGGCCAGCTTGCTCACCTGATTACCTATCCCAAGCCAGTGTATGAGAACCTTGAAGCATGGCTACGCATAGATTTCTGTGATGCCATACAAAAAGCTGCAGACTTATTCAAAATAGACATTAACACCGAGGACAATGGTGCTGATTTCCTTGTTGGTGTAGATGGCAGGCTCTTTGAGATCAGTACAGAGGACTGGTCAGTGGCAGAATACGACGTGATAGCTACGGGATCTGGGTTTTCCTACGCCATGGGTTCACTGTTCAGTACCCGTGACTGGGATAGCCCCCGTGCACGTGTCAGGGAGGCCGTGAAAGCCTCTATTCGGTACTCCCCTACATGCCAGGGGCCGATAGATACTCTCGTTCTATGATTTACACGTATTACGGTGGCCCTGCTGATGGTGCCGAGATACCTGAGTGGCTATCTACTCAAGACTACCTGATAGTTGATCGCAGGATTGCTAATAACAAGTTTATCAGTTACTATTATGTTAAGTGTGATGACCAACCTTGGTTTGAATACCACGGGGAAATAGAGGAAGAAGATGAGTGACAAAGACAGACTGGGAAAACCTAATCACGTGCCTTACCTCGATGGGTTTGGAGATTTCCCAAGTGGATACGACGAATGGGACTATCTTAATCCGAGTGCCACCGATAAGAAATTAAGTATGCAACAGTTTGCTGTTGACATGTGGGATGTTATTGACCATTGCGGTAACGTGCTACTGTCCAAGCAAGAGGACTACGGCCCACTTAACATTGCACGTGCCCCTGGTGGCCCGCTTAATGGGTTACGGGTACGTATCTATGACAAGATCTCTCGCATTAACAATTTAATTGACGAGAACCAAGACCCTAAGCATGAGTCACTTCGTGATTCATTCCTTGACCTAGCCAATTACGGCATCATTGCACTCATGGTGCTTGATGGCACGTGGCCTAAACTAGAGGACTAAAATGAAAGCAATAGTCTGTATTTCAGACCTGCAAGTTCCCTACCATGATAAACGGGCTGTTGCTAACGTAGCTACATTTATCCGTGCGTTCAAGCCTGATACCGTGGTATCTGTTGGTGATGAGATGGATTTCCAGACCATTAGCCGCTGGGCACAGGGTACACCACTAGAATACGAGCGCACCATTGCCCGTGACCGTGATACTACCGTTGATGTGCTTGAATCCCTACGTGTAGATCATGTGATACGTAGTAATCACACTGATCGCTTGTTTAATACCGTAATGATGCGTGCACCTGGCCTTATCTCCCTGCCTGAGCTAGAGATTGGTAATTTCCTACGCTTTCCTGAGTTAGGTATCAAGTATCACAAGCGACCGTATGAATTAGCACCAAGTTGGCTGCTTATGCACGGTGATGAGGGTAACATCTCTCAGAATGGTGGCACTACTGCCCTTAACCTAGCCAAAAAAACTGGTAAGAGTGTGGTATGTGGTCATACACACCGCATGGGGCTAGTACACCATACTGAATCGTTCTCTGGTGTGCCTACCCGTACCCTGTGGGGCATGGAAGTGGGTAACCTAATGGATGCCAAGCAAGCCAGCTATCTAAAGGCTGGCATAAGTAACTGGCAACAGGGTTTCGGTATCCTATGGGTGGATGGTAAGACTGTAGTACCGCAACTCATACCTATCGCACGTGATGGTTCTTTCTTTGCTGAAGGGAAAGTGTGGGGTAGATGAAAAAGAAAACCATAAATGAATCTACTTGGTTTGAGCTTCTTAAAATCATTGACAAACAAGCAAGTGCCGCCCAACGTGTGCGTGAAATTCATGTGTCTGGTGGCACGTATTGTTTTCAATGTGGATCTAATGAGTATCCAGTTGAGTATCCCTGCCCTACAATTAAAGCCTTGGATGGTGAATAGTAAGTGACTGAGCAATGGTTAGTGGAAGCTGATGAGATAGCGGCAACAGTAGCCAGACAGATACACAATAGGTACGCAGTCTACTTTGATTCTGCAGATGTTAAACAAGAGCTTGTTATCTGGGCACTCAAGAGACCCCATAAGATTAAGGAATGGTTAGATCCTGAGCAAGAACCAGCAGACCGCAAGGGTGGCATACGCCAGTGCGCTAAGGCCATGCAACGTGAGGCAGATAAGTATTGCCGTAGCCGTAAGGCCAAGGCCGTTGGGTATGAGACCAGGGATGAAGCG